AGCAGCTGTCATCAATCGCCATGCGGTATTTGCGCCACCAACACGATAGACCACAGTTCCAGCCGTCCGAGCGGTTGAATCAACGTAACCATTATTGTTAATGCCGCCCGTAGCGCCGCCCGCCATCCAACGGATGGTGCCAGTAAAGCCGAATGCATTTGGAACAGCCGTATTGCCACCCGGCGAATAAAAATAGCCGCTGCCATGAGCGCGGGCTTTAGCCGCTGCCCATACTGAAGCGGTCATACCATCGGAGCCGCCAATTTGTGAGGCTAGGCCGCCAACGTCACCTGTACCCCAACGGAATTTATTTGAATCTTCACGGCTAACAATGCGAACCCATTCACTTGCATCACCGGGAGGATTATTGAGCGGCCCCATGAGGCCGGGTGCGCCAGCCGTTGCGTGGGTGTAGCTTTGAATACGGAAATTAGCAGGAACGCTAGTGTTATTTGTGCCACGCGAAATGCGATACCAAAGCGTTTCCCATGCGTTTAACAATACGCCACCAGACAGGCCGCTTGCGCCAGCCGTTGCCGCGGCTACAGTTCGGGTGCTTCCATCTGAAACAGGAATTGCAAATCCAACCGCAGGCATATAGACATCATGATACCCGCTAGGCTCTTGCGGACGCGAACCTGCCGTCATGGTGATAAATCGGCCCGCCCAATTAACTTCACCATTAAGTGAGACCTTAGCAGTGCCGTTAAGGGTTAAAAGTTCTTGCAAGTCAAAATCGTTCATTGGCTTGGCTTCAAGCAACCAAGGTCCCCACGTTGTGGCGCTTGTGCTTACGCGATAGTATTGACGACCGTCTTCTAAATCAACATCTTGCCGGATTGGACCGCCTGTTAAATCAGTGCCATGGGCGCTGCGACGGAATGTCTGGAGACCAACAAAAGTCGGGATGCTTGGATAACCAGCACCTGTCAATCCGATAGTTGTGGCAGCTTTGAATTCAATATAATACCCAGCAGCGTATTGATCTGGGTTATCATTTACTGATCGGCTATCAACCGAATAAACACTATTTGATAATCGAACCTTGCCAAGCGCGTCGACACCAATGGCGGTCACGTTTGTGCCATCTGTTGTGCCATGACCTGCCGTCATGCCGCGCAAATCGTCTAGCGTTAAGCCGCTATCGCCAACCACTCCAGTATCAATCGAGACTTGACCCGACCGGATAATAGCATCAGAAACGTCAGTTGTGCCGTCTGGTAATAATCCAGTTACAGTACCTTGCCGCCAAAAATCAGCAGCAGGTGAGACAGGATTTGATTTATAATTTTGGTGGGCCATTTCAATATCCTTGATTTTGATAAGTGTTCAACGGGAGTGCGCACGGACTCAAATGTCGGAGCACCGACATCCACGAACTCAAATGTCGGAGCACCGACATCCACGAACTCACGCACTCCTGTTGAGCACTCATCTAGGCAACCTCGAAACAGAACCAATCCACATCATAGTCGTTTCTTTGCGGAAGCGAGGATCGACATCAGCAGTTGCAAGGCCATTAAAGGCAATAGAAGGTATGAACGGAAACACTTCATTAGTCAAGGCAATAACGTCACTTCTCGGGCCAGATATTCTTTGCCCGCGCAGGTCAGTAGGATCAATTATTGACCATCGCAGTTGGTAGTAGCCGGGTCGAAAGATGCCGCTGTAAGGCATACGCTTGCCCATGTTGCTGTTGATTTTGCTGCCGGATGGATGGACTGCCTCCACACCAACAATGTTTCCTGAATTGTCGCGGTAATTGAAACGCCCAATCTGCATAAAACCGTGCAACCCTTGAGTAACATCGATTACTTGCCCCCAATTGGTGACATCCCACTCCGTTGGTCGGATTGCGTTGATGTTAGGGAATAGACTTGTGCCGCCACCGTGGGTGTGGTGACCTTGACCGGATGGCGCATCCATGTGTGCTGGGTGGACGTATCCGCTGCTCTTGAAATTGCGACTGAACTGGGGTGCTTTCGTGCGACGTCGAACGTGACGAATTAGCTCAAGCTTTGGCTTGTACTTGTCCAGATTTTTCAATATCTCTGCAGGGATGCCATGAACTGAAGCTGATGCAATATTGAGACACTGGACCTTTACTGTCGTGTTGTTTTGCGGATCACCTTGAGATACTTGTCTAAAATCACCACTGGTATCCATCGACAAACGAACAACTGGGGCAGGCAAGATGAGTCCACCTTTTGAACGTGATACTGATGCTGAAGTGCCACTCATTTTTTCAATCCTTAGATGTAAGTGTATGTGATGGTTGCATAAGCAATACCAAACGCATTGATGTTATAAATTTTCTGAAGATCACTGTCATTAGCTTGATTCACAGAATAGGTTCTGGTTTCTCCATCTGCTAATGCAATAACAGTCCCATCAGGCATAGCAACAGTCACTTGATTAGCTGTCAAACCAACAAGGCCAGGAGTTGTATCGAATGCTGTGACTGATATCGACTGCAAACGTCCAGTGATGCTAGATGCTAGCCAACTTGGCAAAGCCCCTGCAAAAGCAGGATTTGCCACAGGCGGTCCATTGACAAGAACATCACCTGCAATTTGTGCGCCGCCACTTTCCACCACCAAAGCAGGAACTGCCAGAGAAGGGCAAACTCCAATTGTGAATGAAGCTGGAGCTGGAACAGGCAAGCCATTAGTGCCATAGTAAGTGAGTTGTTGTGTTCCATCTGAAAGTAGGATTGTCTTTTGATAAAGTGTTTCACCAGCAGCACAAATCTTAACTTCAGAAATGCTTTCATGCACAGCAACATTGCAAGCAATACCAGTGTCAGTTGTTGAAAGAACAACCTCAGTTGCAACTGTTGGTGTGGCTGGGTTCAAGAAGTCATAGCGACAAACTTTGATGTGAATTGTCTTTGTTGTTGGATCGCAATAGTCGATCTTCTCGATGTCTGAAGCAATGGGCTGGGGTTGATTGCAAGAGATACCAAGATCAACATTGTTCGCTGATGCTAAAACACCATCAACATAAACTTGCGTAAGTTCATGCCATGTGTTTGTAATTTCGTTGCAAACAACATTGGACTTATATTCATAATCTTTTTGGGCAGTGATTGCCGCAAGAATAGAAGTCAAAAGGGCATTACTGGCAACGTCTTCTGCAAGAATAGAAGTCAGTGTTGTGTTACTGGCAACGTCTTCTGCAAGAATAGAAGTCAGTGTTGTGTTACTGGTAACATCTTCTGCAAGAATAGAAGTCAAAAGGGTATTGCCAGCAATGTCAGCCACGGGAACAGGTAGCGGTCCAACAATTGTGACTTCTTGTGGACCGCTACATTTTTTTGAGATGGCCTCAAGCTGAGCAGAGGTTAAGTTAGCAAGGTCATTGCGACGAACATTAACATCCCCAGTCAAGACCAGAGGTGTTGCAGGATTGCCGAATGAATACTTGCCCGGAATGGAGAAGAATGCAATGTTGTTATCTGGGCAGATTTGAACAGCCTTCCCACAAGAGGAAAGTGGTGCCCAGACGACATCACCCGGTCCACAAGCCACGCAATCCCCAACTGCAACATAAATGTCAACACATTGCATCAATCCACCAGCAGAGATCTGCACAGGCACTTCACCAACAGTGAACATGCGCTGCTTATCAGGGACAGGGTTTGAGCTATTGTATATCCAGCTGTAATCAGGAATTGTCATGGGCTTTGGACCTTTTTGTTAGGTGTTGAGTTTGATGATGATGTTATACGTTGTTCAGCACAAGGCCAACAGCTGCAACATCTGCTAGAGTTTTCAGATCTTGGAATGCCCCACCATTCTTAGACACTTGGAGGCGACTATCATTGTTGCCACCAGAGTCCAAGTTAAAGTAAGCAAACCCAAAGCGGTGCAGCGGTCCGGTAATCGCAAATGCAGCTGTTTCTGTTTGAGTTACTGGTCCAGCCCCTGTTGTTGTCAAAGAGTATGAGTCATCAGTTGCTGTGTTGGCTGCTGCTGGGCCTGAATTATTCCAGATTGCTGCATAACATTCCGCATTAGCACTACCTGCAAAAGCACGGAATTTATAGGTAGTGCCAGCAACTTGAGAGCAATCAGCATACAGTGAGCCACTATGAATGCCCATTTCAGCGTTTGCGGTAGCGTTCAGAGGATCAAGGCTACCAACATTTGTGTCATTTGTGGATGCCACTAATGAGCTAGTTGCTGCTGCAGCTTTCAAGCTTGGGACCCCAAGTGAAATTCCAGAAATTATGTCTGGATATGCCGCCTGCCCGAGACGGGTGTGGCCTGCGTTTGGCACAGTGTCGTTAGCAGAAGTTAAGCCCCATGTGCTATTCATAATAGCAATAGTGCCCGCGCTATTGTAGGTTGCTGAGTGGACATAATATTGATAACGAGAAGTAGAGCTAAACCCAGCGACTGTGCTAGCACAATTAGCACAAGTGAACGGATCAGTTGCAAGTGCACTTGTTCCACAAGCATCTGTCACTTGGTACCGCGCAGTGAATGGACCAGTAAAGGCTGAAAGGTCAACAACTACTGCACCGGGCAATGAAGAGCCCGTGGCAACAACTGCAGCACTAGCATCCAGAACTGTCCAAGTGCCAGCTGTTATGCCCGGTGTTGGGCAAGACGCATGAGAAGAACCACCAAGCGTCATAGAAACATTTGCTTGCGGTTGGTTGTCTGCAACTGTTACGGTTGCTGTTGGCAAGAACACTGGAGCGACACTTACCGTCACTGACGGGGTTGAAGCTGTGTTGTTAGCAGGAACAGGATCGTTCACGCCTGCTGGGGTGGCTGTTGTTGCAGTGTTGGTGTAATTTCCAGCTGCGGTGAACTGACCAACAACCGTGGCAACAGCTTGGCCGCCTGAAGGCATTGTCGCAATGGTGAAGTTAGGTGCAGATCCGCTCGCACCACCTGCACCACCCGAGTATGCCCAAACAACCGAGCCAACCGTAAAGTTGGAAGGGAAGTTGTCTGTCACAGTCGCCCCATCAGCCGCGTCTGGGCCTGCGTTGGTGACGGTTAGGGTATAAGTGAAGTTGGTGTTGACTGTAGCAGTTGTTGCGGATTGCGTTTTGGCAATCGACAAGTTGGCTTGCGGAACAGGAACAGCAGAAACAGCCACTGACGGGGTTGTTGATGTGTTGTTCGCAATAACAGTATCATCCACGCCAGCAGGTGCGGCAACCGAGGCTGAGTTGATATAGCTCCCAACTGCTGTGAACTGACCAGTAACTGTCAATGTTGCAACACCGCCTGATGGTAGGGTTGCAATGGAGAAGTTAGGAACAGCACCTGCCCCACCACCTGCACCGCCAGTGTAAGACCAAACTGCCGAGGCCAGTGTGAAGTTGTTCGGCAACGTGTCAGTCATTGTAGCGCCGTTGGCAGCGTCAGGCCCGAGGTTGGTCACAGTAACAGTGTAGGTGAATGGTGTGTTGACCTGAACTGAAGTGGATGACTGGGTTTTAACAACTTGCAAGTCAGCTTTCGGAACAGGAACTGCAGTCACGGTTGTCGAAACTGACGAAGCAGAGTTGTTGCCGTTCGTCGGATCGGTCACGCCAGCAGGTGGGGAGACCACTGCGGTATTCGTGTAAGAACCGAGTGCCGAATAAGAACCAGCAATGGTCAGTGTCGCAACACCGCCTGATGGCAGAGTGGCAATTGTGTAGGAAGGCGCAGAACCAGTCGCACCACCCGCACCGCCCGAGTATGCCCATGTTTGCGAAGTTGGCACGAAGGCCGCAGGAAGTGTGTCGGAAACCGTTGCACCGTTGGCTGCACTGGGGCCATTGTTGGTGATGGTAACGGTGTAACTCATTGGCGTATTGATGACAACCGATGCAGTGGAAGCAACCTTGACCACTGAGAGATCAGCCATCGGGGTTACGGGTTGAGCAACTGCCACCCGGTTGGATTGAGCAATGTTGTTTGCGAGATTAGGATCTGTTCGGCCGTGCGGTGGGGTCACTGTCGCGACATTGTCATAATTTCCAGCCGTTGCATAGCTGCCCGTGATGGCTAGCGTGGCCGTAGAGTTGGGTGGAAGGGTTGCGATAGAGAATGATGGAATAGTTCCCGAGCCACCACCTGCCCCACTAGAATACGACCAAACTATGCCCGTGAGGTTGAAGTCAGGCCCAAGAATATCAGTCACTGTGGCACCATCAGCGGATGCTGGACCTGAGTTGGTGACAACAAGCGTATAAGTAACAGGTGCACCGATAGCCACTGCTGCAGGGGCAGCACTCTTCGTAATCGAGAGGGCAGCAACCGGATCCGCAATGCATGCCAACAATGCCGCTTTCGCAGTGGGGTTTCCGCAAATCTCTTGGACTGCAGCCAGCTCATTGAAGTCGATGTTGAAAGTTTGTGCAGCAACATTCGGTGTAACAACCAAGGCCGGGTCAGCAGTCGTCACATTCGCAGGTGGATGTTGAGCCACAGTAGGAACATAAAGCTTATCCCCAACAACAACCAAAGAATTGCCACCTGTGCCTGAAATCAAGGCAGGGGTATTCACACTAAGCGCAAAAGCTTGATTATTCAAGCCAGATGCAGAGTGGTTGATTGTCGAATCAGGGGAAGTGATCGTTGCAGGGGCATGCAAATCTGCTGGAACAACTTTCGGTTGATTGAGGAAGCGGCAACCAACTGGATTTCCATTCAAGTGAAGCGTTGAATAACAAGCATCAGTCGGATCAACAACGCAAGTTAAAACATGAGCAGGTGGAACAGGGAATGGGCAAAGAACACCATTGATCCGAATGCCAGCAGCATCACAAGTCACATTGTCACCCGGACAAAACGTCATCGTTTTCGGTGTTTGATCTACCCGGTGGACAAAAAGCGTAATGCAGCCATCAGGGGCAACAGAGTAGTCGAAAATATCATTTTCACAAGCGCAAGGCATAATGGTTTTTCCTTATTGGGGTAAATGTTTGAGAAGTTCAGTTTTGACTGCCCGTGCAAGCGCGAGTTGGGAAGCCCAAACATCGTTATTTTTCACAGGAATTTCAACAATGGGATTGTGCCAAAAAAGCGTAACCATGGTGGCTGCCCGTTGGCGTCCATCCGAATTATAGATTGCCCTTACAGTCCCAAAGTTGCACTCAATGGCACCATTGACAATGCGCGAAACGCGGCCAGCGCCACGCCCAATAGAAACATCGTAAACAGTATCTCCAGCCGCAACAGGCTCGCCATGTAAAGTCGTCATATCATTTCCCTAAATTGGTGCTGGTAAGGTTGAATTTTTCATCGCATTGACAGCCGGACCAGATCGACCATCAATAGGCGGTGGACTTAGGTTAATTTTCTTCAATTCACGCTCTGATGTTGATCCGGGTAAACCGAATTGGCTTGGGTTGTATCCAGATTGTTTCATGTACTCTCCAACAAGACCCGGTAAGGCCTCTGGAGAAACTTCCTTAAGCAAAGGCCCAAGTTTCTGGATCGTCTCAAGGGGTCGGGCTTGCTTGCTTTCCATCGCCATGATTCCAGCAGCACCACGCGCCTTAACTTTCGCATCCGCCTTAATCGTTTCATCATCCGTATAGAACAAGTTGAAATAATAAAACTGCTCTACAAGACGTTCAATAATCCCCCGGTCCACATTTCCGATAACCTGCTTAATTCCCTTCAATGCATTCGCATATTGCATCGAAAAAGCACCAAGGGTTTTAGCGCTGCCCTGATCGAAGCCCTGCATATAGGGTGGGATGCCCGTGATCTCGAAAGCCTTGGAATAGGCTTCCTGCATAATAACACCTAACTCACCGCTATTCGAATTCGCCTGATGGAAGCGAATTGGAGACTTGTTGCTGCTCAAGGAATTGCCCCGCGTGTAAAGGATCGACCAAGGGGCAATGCGCTTAGGGGTTTGCCCTTCCTCAAATTGATCAACATCCACCTCAATGACAGGCCCTGAAGCGAAGCCAAGGTTGTAAACCCTTGCCCGAGCAGCAGCGTTTAATTCCGTTTGAACATCCTTCAAAAGTTGAGGAATTCCATCACCCCAAAATGAACCCGGTGAAATCGAAAAAGAGGCCGCGTGGTAGGGACGCGTGCAAAGTGGGGAAGGGTTCATCATCGCACGAACAACATAATCACCCGCAAGCCAAATGTTGATTTCGTAATCCTGAAAAGGATCGATCTCACCCCATTCCGTTTTTACCGTTTCCGATTTCGTTTCCGCGCTTTCAATGTCATCATCTTGTTCGAAAAATTCTAAGATCGAGCGACCGGAAACCCTGCCCCAAAAATCAAGAATTTCAACCGTGTGAAAATCCTTCGCAACCTTTTCAGACTGCTCACGGGCATAATCACCGATTATTTCCTTCGCATCGGAATTCGTTTGCCGTTCGTGAAGTAAGGCTTCAATGGCCTCTGGACGGAAATTGGGAAGTGTCCTGCAATCCGCAAACTTGCCACGTGGCATCCGCATACGCTCGATGACGAATTCACCGTCTTGGCAATTTGTGCTATCCGGTGAAGGATAAAAATCAAAAGGACTAACCCGCTCCACGGACAAGATTGGAAGCATTTTGGACTCGAGAGTTGAGCCGTTCCACTTCGCCTGTTTTACGTTCTTGACAATCGGGCCTTTTATGATCCCAACCGGAAAAGTGCAAATGTCGTTGATAACAAGCGCAAAGGCATCACGCCAACCGCCCTCCATCAACTGGTCTTCAATCAACCGTTCCATCGCCTTGCATTTTCCGGCAACTTCATCATTGGCGATTTCAATAGCAGTCTCAGTAAGTTTCTTTTGTGCATCTTCAAAATCGACTTGACTGCCGTTGCGTTGAACGGTTTTAGCGATATCAATGACAGCGATTTGAACTGCCCGGTTAGAAAGTTCTGAGAGTTCAGGAAGCGGGGTTGCCTCTACCGTGAACGGTCGATCCTCTGCACTGAAATAAGTGTCTTGAATTAAGGCCACTGCACTACGAATAATCGCGCCCGTAACATTACGGAAAACATCAATGCCATCGAAACGCGCCTTTTCTTCAGCGGTATATTCGCCTTGTCTTTGGAGAAGACAGCCATTCAAAGTTGCCTCAATATTTTTCGAATTCCGGTGTTCATCGGCTCGCCTGAATGCTTCCTTAACGTGCAAGGCAAGGCCTGAAATTGGCGCTTCAGCTTGGGCGTCAATTTCGCTTTCGAGAATAGTTTGATTCCCTTTCGCAACCATCGATCCGGAATTTTTGTCCGTTGTTTTCATTTATCACCAAGAGGATGGTTGTTCAGAGGTTAAAATTCTGGATTGGCGTGGGAATTGGCGAGGCATGTCATAAACCCGAGAGATTGCATCAATAAGGTCATCGTGGCGGCCAACCGGAAAGGGTAGCATTTCGGTTTCGATGAGCTCGTTGATTATGTCTTTTGAGCCCGTTGAAGTCTGCGCATGGAGGGAAGCTGGAAACCACCACTTGGATGTTTCAAGATCGGGAAGCATTCGCCTGATCCGATCCTCTTTAGCCAACTGGCCACCGATACGGGTTATTGAGAAACGATAGTTTTGCGTTTCCATTGCGCTTTGGATATGCTCGATGTCAGCCATGGCACCATATTGCTCATAGCCAACAAAATGGGGTTGCCATTTTTTATGCAGGTTGAACAATCGGCTTGTCCGCTCTACCAACGAGAGACGATCACGCACCGCGTCCAAGAGATAATAGTTTCCATCTGCCCCAAGACCGATAACAGCCATAGCTGTGAAGTCGGAATTTTTCTTTTTCGAATTCGCGGCATCAACAAGAATGAGCCGGGTCATTGCATTCCAGTATTTCGGGGTTTTATCTTCGGTCGTATATATCTTAATTTGCCCACGCTTGAATTCGCCGCCTTCGTTGGCGATTGGGGTTTGCTGGTACATTGAGGCAAAAGCCCTAGGCCCCATACTTTTCGAAAGACGGTCTAGGTAGGCTTCATCGAAACGCTCTGGCCAGAGGGCTTCACCAACCTTTCTGCCTAGGATGTCATTCTCTTGGGCTAGGGCTGGCAAGTTCAGGACTTCCCATTGTCCAGGCTCCTCCTTAAGAATGCGCCCTGCTAGGTCATCCTCGTGCCAGCGCTGGTGCATTAGGATTACAGCGCCATCGTTTTCGAGCCGAGAAAGGATCGAAGTCTGGTACCAACTATAAATCGCATTCCTTTGTGTCGGGCTAGAAGCCTCAACCAAACTCGAGATCGGATCGTCAATTATCGCAATATCTGCACCGCGTCCAATTGGTGTCCCTCCGATCCCAACTGCGTAATATTGACCGCCACCCACCAACCGAAAGAAGCCCTTGGCCGCCGTATCAGAAGTCAAAGCTGCTTTAGGACCAAAAGCCCGCATGTGCAGCGGGTCTGCAATAAGATTTCTGACCTGTCCACCGAAGTCCTCGGCTAGGGATTGTGTGTGGCTAGCCGCGATAATCTTAACCGCCGGGTTATTCCCCATCAACCATGCCGGACCAAGCTTCGAAACGAACTCACTTTTGCCGTGGCGCGGCGGAGCAAAGATCATCGCTCTCTTGCACTGCCCTGAAGCCACCCGCATGAAAACCCGCGCAATCGCCTTGGTGTGCCGAAAAGGACGCCAACGGGCATCCATCATAACAGCATAAGCTGAAGGCATCGACCGAGCAGCAGCTAGCGCTAAATCACTCATTCGTTTTCGGAAATATCGTAACCCGCGTCCTCAAGGGCAAGCTTCGCAATATCGGCAATTTGTGACTTCGAAAGATGGATATTTAGGTCCATGTTAGAATTCACGTTCGTGCTCGTTGTCCTCTCGATCAATCCAAGATCACGGGCAATTATGTTTGCATTCAACAGGTTAGCAGCAGCACCTTCGAACTTTTGAGTGCGAATAATCTCATGTATTTGCTTCATGGTCGCGGAAAAAAGTGGCTTTTTAGCGTAGTCATGGAAAGTTGATATTTCCATGCCAATATGCAGGCAAAGGCCACTAACTGTCATCGCGCGCATCAACGGAATTTCTTTTAAAGTTCCAAACCCTTGATATTGAATTACCTGATATTGCTTAAGAGGGTTGGCTTCATTCCACTCAAAATAGTCAACTGCAAGCTTCCAGATTTTCTCAGGGCTATCAAAAATAGGCTTGGCACCCGGCCCAGCCATTCCACCACCAACAAAACGCATACTTTTGAGTTGGGTACGAGGTGGGGTCCAATTCCCAACCTCAGTGGCATTTTCATCAGAAGACATAGACAACTCCAAAACAAATCAAAGCCCCAAGCCAAAATCCCCGG